GGAACTGCTGCGGGTTTATCCTCTACATTGGTAGTAGGTTCAGGTGGTACAGGCGCTACCACTTTTTCTTCTGGAGCACTGCTCAAAGGCGCGGGAACTTCAGCAATTACAACTGCAAGCGCAGCAGACATTGTTGGTCAAATTGGAGCCACTGCGGTTACAAACGCCACGAACGCAACCAACGCTACAACAGCGGCATCATGCTCAGGTAACGCGGCAACCGCTACAAGCCCACAATCGGGCGGATCGTTCATTACGTCTAGCAACATTGCCAGTCAGACAGTAGCAGCATGTACAGGAAATGCTGCCACTGCGACCAACCCTCAAAGCGGCGGTTCATTTATTACCTCTAGCAATATTGCTAGTCAGTCAGTAAGTTTTGCAACAACCTCAACAAATGCTACCAATGCTACCAACGCTACAAACGCAACAAATGCTACCAATGCAACAACCGCAGCATCATGTTCAGGCAATGCAGCAACAGCCACAAACCCACAGTCGGGTGGCTCATTTATTACATCTAGCAATATTGCTAGTCAGTCAGTAGCTTCTGCCGTTAACGCAACTAATGCAACCAACGCTACAAACGCAACAACTGCCACAAACCTTTCAACAGCATCAGGTTCAGCGCCATCATATTCAGCTAGAGCTTGGGTAAACTTTCAAGGCCAAAGCTTTACGGTTATTCGTGCAAGCGGGAATGTAAGTTCTGTTTCCTACAATGGAGTAGGAGATTACACAATAAACTTTGCAACAGCTATGCAAGATACATTGTATGCTGTTGTTGGTTCAGCTTGGTATCCCGGCGCAGTACAAGCACTTTTTTCCGGCAATAGCACTGGTGGTACATACACAACATCAGCGGTTCAAGTTGCTGTGGCTAATTCAGTAAATGGTGCAGCACTTGATTCCAACATTATAAATGCTTCAATCTTTCGTTAAGGAAAAACTATGACACAAGTAATTATTTATCCAAACAACGAAGGTTGGTTAACCGTCGTTAGCCCTGCCCCTGAGTGCGGTTTATCTATTGAGGAGATTGCCCGTAAGGACGTACCCGCAGGTAAACCGTATCACATCATCAACGTAGATCAGCTTCCACAAGACAGTATGTTCTTTAACGCATGGGAGGCGGACTTCACCAACGCAGTAGGCCGAGGGATTGGCGCAGACGCATGGTTTGCAGAGCAAGCCGCCAAGAAAGAAAAGGAGCAAGCATGATTACCATCAACGTAACCAAAGCCAAAACCATAGCCCACAACGTGCGCCGTGCTGCCCGAACTGAAGAGTTCAAGCCCTATGACGAAGCTATTGCTAAGCAAATTCCCGGTCAAATCGACGGCGCTGAAGCGGCAAGGGCTGTAATTAGAGCCAAATATGCAGCGATGCAAACTGCTATTGACGCAGCTTCAACAGTAGACGAAATCAAGGCAGCGATGCCGCAGAGTTAAAAATTGACCCGATCTCCATCCTCTTCGCTGCAAATGCCTGTGTCGCTGCAATCAAGCAGGGGTGTAAGCTTTACAAAGACGCTAAAACGTCTTTTATGGAGATCAAGAAGACTGTTGATGAAGTTGTTACAGATGTTAAAGCAGTCAGAGGATTCTGGGCAAAGCTCTTCGGGTCAGCGCCAGCCGCCCAAGCCAAGCCTGTGGCGAAAAAGAAGGAAGCCTACGTTGCCGTTGACGAAACCCAAGTCATGGCAGACATCGTTACTCAGCTTTCGACTTTCTTTAAGTTGCAAGAACAGCTTGCTGAACACATAAGGGAAGAGGAAGAGAAGAGCAAAACGGTTTTTGACCCCGATGCCAACTTGATGGAAGCCGCCCTGAAGCGGGTAATGGCTCAAGACCAGATGGCAGCGTTGGAGGTGGAGATAAGAGAGGCGATGGTGTACGGCGCTCCTAAAGAGATGGGGGCTTTGTATAGCAAAGTCTTTGAAATGCGGGATGTAATCAAGGCAGAGCAGGATAAAGCAAGGAAGAAACGGGATGACGACTCATGGCAACGCAAGGAAAAGGAGCGCCTTACAAGCGAAAAGCAAGCGTACCTACTAGCGACTTTTCTTTTCCTTCTGTACCTGTGGCTCCTCCTCGGCCTCTTAAGCAGGATTGGGAAAATATAATGGGTTGGATTGCTGCTTGTGTGCTTGTGGGTATGCTCCTACCCTTATTGGGTATGTTGTACATAGACGTGCTGCAAACCAAAAAAGAAGCCCAGACGCAGATTGAAAAGATGGAAAAAATACGTAAAGAACTTGAAAGGGAAAAACGTGACAAGACATGAACTTTCACTGTTGGCGCTGACTGTTTGCGTTGGCATCCTCTGCGGCTTGCTGACTGGGTGCGACGACCGTTTTCGTTACCCCTGCCAAAATCCAACAAATTGGAATAACGTTGAATGCAAGCCCCCAATCTGTACTGCTACGGGTACATGCCCAGAGCAGCTTATTAAACCTGAGCAGGAGAAGAAATGATGCCTACTGTTGGATACAAACCAAACAACCGCTTGACCGCAGAAGAGATTGAAGTCCGTGTATGGGCTTTTGTAATTGTCGTTTTGGTGACCATCCTGCTTGGCGCAATGGTGGCGTTCCTGTACTCTGTGACCTACGTCACTCAGCCTATGGCGGGTATGGCTCCTATTGACAAGATATACACCCAGCAGATTTCTACCATCATGGTGTTTATCACTGGCGTTCTTGGCGGCGTGGCTGGCAGGTCTGGTATTAAAGCCGTAGCCAATGCAGTTGCCAAAGCCGAGGCCAACGATAACGATGAGCCACCAAAGCCATGAGTCTGTTTAATCCGTATGTCTTGCTTGGCATTGTTCTGGCGGTGTTGGGTAGCTTTGGTGTTGGGTATTACAGCGGTGAGCAAAATGAATACGAGCGCCAGCAACTTGAGATTGCTCGTTTAAACGAACAGGCGCGGCAAACAGAACGGCGTATGGGTGAAGTTGCTCAAACATATGCTCAAACATTAAGGAAGGCCAACAATGTTGCAAAAGTTAAAGAAGATAAGCTGCGTACTGATATTGCCTCTGGCGAGCGCAAGCTGTTCATTCCTGTCAAAGCCCCCGAGTGCGCCGTATCAGCCACCGCAGATCCCCCCGCTGCCTCTGGAAATACAGAAACAAGAGCCGAGCTTGACCCAAGAACTGCTCAATCTCTTATCGATCTCACCAGCCGGGGAGACCAAGCCATCCGCAGCCTCAACGCCTGCATTGACCAATACGACCAAATGAGGAACATTAAATGAACCTGACAGCAAACTTTTCACTACACGAACTGACCAAATCAGAGACAGCTTTGCGTATGGGTTTTGACAATACCCCCGGCGAAGCCGAGATCGCCGCTTTAAAGCTATTGGCTGAGAAAGTTCTTCAGCCCGTGCGTGACCATTTCGGTAAGGGTGTCAAGTGTAATTCTGGGTTCCGCAGTGCCGAAAGTAATGCAGCAGTCGGAGGATCTCGTACCTCAGACCATGTCAAGGGCCAAGCAGCCGATATTGAGATACCCGGAGTGCCAAACGCAGAGCTTGCCCAATGGATCATGGATAACTTAGAATACACACAACTCATCCTTGAGTTTTACACCCCCGGCATACCTGATAGTGGTTGGGTGCATGTGTCTTACGACCCGAACAACCTGAAGAAGCAGGAGTTGACCGCCATGAAAGTAGCTGGTAAAACCCAATACGTTCCCGGTCTTGTAGCCTAACATGCCCTTACAAAAACTCGCTCTTCGTCCCGGTGTAAACAGAGAGAACACCTCTTACGCCAATGAGGGCGGGTATTACGCATCCAACAAAATTCGCTTTCGCTCGGGTATGCCCGAGAAGATTGGCGGTTGGACAGCCGATACAGGAATAAACCTTTCCGCGCTAAAACCAACCACAGGTAAGGTTTGGGGCGTTTGCCGAGCGCTATGGAATTGGATTAACTTGGCAGGCTACAACCTGTTGGCTCTTGGTACAAACTTAAAATACTACATCCAGAACGGTACAAACGGTTACTACTACGACGTAACACCAATACGTACGACAACAGCCGCTGGTGAAGTTACTTTTGCCGCATCAACTGGCTCGGCAGTAATTACAGTCACTGATGTAGGACACGGCGCTCAAACTGGTGACTTTGTGACTTTCAGTGGAGCAGTCTCTTTGGGCGGCAACATCACTGCCGCTATCCTTAATGCTGAGTTTCAGATAACGTATTTAACAAGCGACACCTACACCATCACAGCTTCAGTTCTAGCAAGTGCAGGTGACTCAGGAAATGGCGGCGCATCTGTTATTGGCGCTTATCAGGTCACTTCGGGTAACGATGTCTTTACCCAGAACGTAGGTTGGGGCGCGGGTACTTGGGGCGGCTTTATTCCGGGTACGGCAACAAACCAACTCAATGGGGCTATAAATAATTCCGTCACAACTATCACGGTAGATAGCACAACTTCGTTTTCAGCGGCGGGAAACATCTTAATTGACTCTGAAAACATATCTTATACAAGTAAAAATTCAACTCAATTCTTGGGTTGTACCCGAGGACTAAGTGGTACAGGCTCAGGCGCAGCCGCCTCTCATGCTGACAACGCAGCAGTTATTCAGTCCACCACATTCACTGGGTGGGGTGACCCCGCTCCTGCTGGTCAAGGTATTGGAGAGCAGCTTCGTTTATGGAGCCAGTCAACCTTTGGCGAGGACTTAATTTTTAACCCCCGTGGTGGCGCACTGTATTACTGGGCAAACGCTGCGTCAACAAATACATTTAACAGGGGTCAACTTCTTGGCCCAAGCGCATCAATTGTTACCAAATATGGAACTGTAACTACGGATTCCTCATGCCCAATAGTTGCCAACTTTGTTATGGTGTCCGATGCCTCAAGGTTTGTCCTTGCATTTGGTGTTAATGACTATCCCGGAACGCCCGGAGCAACTATCCAAGACCCCATGCTTATTCGTTGGTCTGACCAAGAAAGTTTTGTTACATGGTTTCCAGCTATTACAAACCAAGCAGGTAGCTACACTTTAAGTGACGGCTCACAAATAGTTACAGCCAAACAGACCCGTCAAGAAATTTTGGTATTGACTGATTCTGCCATTTACTCCATGCAATACCTCGGCCCACCCTACGTTTGGAGCTTCCAAATTCTGGGCAACAACATATCTATTGCTGGGCCAAATGCAATAGCGACTGCTAACAACATAACGTATTGGATGGGTACGGACAAGTTCTATATGTACTCCGGTCGCGTTCAAACGCTTCCATCCACCCTGCGCGAGTATGTGTATAACGACATCAACCTTGAGCAGTCATTCCAGTTTATGGCGGGTACTAACGAGGGTTATAACGAAGTGTGGTGGCAGTACTGCTCTGCTGGGTCTAACGTGATTGACCGCTACGTTATATACAACCATCTGGACAACGTCTGGTACTACGGCGACTGGGTTAACTACACCGGCACTGCATTCCAAGGCAGAACCGCTTGGCTTGATAGCGCCTTACGTGCATACCCAATGGCAGCTACATACGGCGCGGCTGGCGGCAATGCAAACACATTGCTTGTGTACCATGAGAACGGCGTTGACGACGGCGTAGTTAATCCACCAAATCCTATTGTTTCCTCAGTTACTTCATCTGATTTTGACATCGGGGACGGACATAACTTCGGGTTTGTGTGGCGTTTAATTCCCGACTTAACCTTTGATGGTTCTAGCGTAAACGGGCCGACTGCTATGTTTACGGTACTCCCCCGTGCCAACCCCGGAGCGAACTACGGCCCATCAAATGACCCGTCTGTGGTCAGTGCGCAGAACTACCAGAACCAAAGAACCTATGCAATTCAGCAGTTTACACAGCAGGTGTATGTCAGGATTCGTGGTCGGCAGATGGCGTTCCAAGTAAGTTCAGACGCAATCGGTGTTCAGTGGCAGTTGGGTGTACCACGAATTGACATCAGACCTGACGGTAGGAGATAGGCATGGGTTTAAAAAACGTAGTCCAGCCACGCTTACCAGCAGCCCCCGAGCAGTATGATCGACAGTATATGGAGCAGCTTCTTAACGTGCTGCGCTTGTACTTTACCCAACTGGACAACGCTTCCCCCGCTGTGTTTGCGTCTCAAGGCGTTGGAACTACCGCTGTCGTAACCGCATTAACCTGCGCTCAACCTGACCTAACAACTCCCGGCGCGACCAAAATCAGCCTGCCAACCCAAGCCGATCTTGCCAATCTCAGAGCGGGTGATATTTACTACGACACTACTGCTGGCAATGTTCTAAAGATCAAAGTGTAGTTGTCCAAAAATGCCCAACATGATACGATCAACCACCCCCCATTTAAAGAGGCAAAAATGAGCCTACAGCTTGCAGCCCAACACCTTTCCAGCACTGGGCGTGGTAACGATTCCACGCTTGTACACATGTCGCCCCGAGAGGTTAAAAGCCTTAATGATTTGGCGATGGCGCATGGCGGGCAATTAACCATTAATCCACAAACAGGCTTACCCGAAGCTGGCTTTCTTGAGTCTATCCTGCCTATGGTGGCTGGCGCAGCTTTAACTGCTACTGGTGTCGGCGCTCCTATGGCTGCTTTGATGGTTGGCGGCGGCATGACGCTTATGACAGGCAGTTTGCAAAAAGGCTTGATGGCTGGTTTGGGCGCTTACGGTGGCGCTGGACTGGGTCAAGGATTGGCAGCAAGTGGTATGGAGGCTGCGGTAGCTGGTGATTCCGCCGCACAAGCGGCACAGGCTAAGATTGCTGAGAATGCTAGTGTTGCTAACTCTAACTTTTTTGATCCAACCGGAACACTAAGGCCGGAAATGCAGAGCCAATATATAACGGCTCAACAGACAGCCGCAGACGCAGCTAGGGGCGCGGTTAATAATTTAGCTCCAAAAGGCTTTATGGATAGGCTTGGCATGATGGGTAAAGGTATTGGAACTCTTGGGCAAGAGGGTGGCTTAACCAATCTTTACAACAATCTTGGTGGCTCACCTATGAGCTTACTTAAAACCGTAGGCTCTGCCGCTGCACCAGCTATTGGCGGAATGATGACCCCCCAAAAAGTGGAAGAAGAAAAAGCCGACTCAGACATGGGGCAACGTTACAAATTTGCCATGAACCCCACGGGCGGTCAACCACAGCAAGTTCAGCCGGGGCAAGACCCGCTGATTAACACGCCAAGTCCTACCACTACGCCATTCCCAACCCCTGATATTTATGGTCGGGAGCAACGCTACTTTGCGCCTTCTTACTCAAAGCTTGCACCTGAAGAAGCTAAAAAACTGTATGGGTATGCCGATGGTGGTGTCGCAACAGACCCAGATCGCCCCACAGAAACACCAGCATTACTTGCGTTTAAACAAATGCAAGCACAACGTGCGGCCCAGCCTCCAGTGCCACAAATCGATGCAAATGCAGAGTTTGCCAAGTACGCTCAACAAACAGTCGGTGCGCCTAATCAAATGCAAGCGCCTACTATGCCAGCGCCTACATCAACAAGCCTAGCTTCATCTGGTTATTCCTACGACCCTATTAAGCAACAGTATCGTCAAATCCAAGGAACTGCGCCAGCCGAGCCAGAAGCAAATCCTTTTAGCATTGACAACCGCCCTGTAGTTGGCTACACAGCAAAGGGCGAAAAAATATATGGCGAACAGCCAACTGCTCGATACGGCATGGGCATGGGTGGCTTTGGTGTCAGATATGCTAGTGGTGGTTTATCAGATGCGGGCTATAACCTTGGCGGCTACTCTGATGGAGGCCGACTGCTTCGTGGCCCCGGTGATGGTGTATCCGACTCTATCCCTGCTGTGATAGGTAAAAAGCAACCTGCACGTTTAGCCGACGGTGAATTTGTTGTACCTGCACGTATCGTTTCTGAGTTGGGTAATGGCTCAACCGAAGCTGGCGCACGTAAGCTGTACGCAATGATGGACAGGATTCAAAAAGCTCGTGGTAAGACTGTCGGTAAGAATAAGGTGGCAAAGAACAGCCGCTCTGAGAAATATCTTCCCGCGTAACCATGCCTTTGCATCACGTTCACCCAAACCATCTTCCAGTCGTATGGCCTGTTGCTCTACCACTCCTTAAAAAAGCGATGGACTTGGAGCCGGGGTCGCACAATGAGCAGTTCATTGAGTACAGCATACGCACAGGCAAGACGCATTTGTTGGTATGGGAAGAACCCGGTGAAGGTATAACCGGAGCTTGCACGGTTGAGTTTATTGATTACCCACTGGAGCGTGTCGGGCATGTAAACCTAATGGGCGGCAAAGGTATTGTCAGAAATTACGTGTTTGATGAGGCCAAAGAATTTATGCGACTCAACGGTGCAAAGAAAGCCCAATGTTGGGCAAGAGGATCCCTTGTTGAGATGTACAAGAAAATGGGTATGGAAAACACCCACCAAGTAATGAGGATTGAATTATGAAACGCAGCTACTCTCGTCGTGAGTTATACGCATTTGGCGAACCGCTCGGTGATTCTGCGACCTACCGCAAGGCTGGTGGCTTAGTCCTTGGTGACGGCGGTGGTGGCGGTGGAAGCGCTCCTGCCCCAGACAAAACAACACAAGTATCAGAGTTACCTGACTGGGCGCGTCCGTACGCTAAAGATACGCTTGCTAAAGGCGCGGCGCTCACCGACATTAATCAGAACCCATACCAAACATACGGCGCAAATCGTATTGCTGGGTTTAGCCCAATGCAACAGCAGTCGTTTCAAGGCGCTGCCAACATGCAGCCATCCCAGCAGTTGGGAACTGGCTCAGATTTAGCCACAGCCGCAGGTCTTGGGGCGCTCAACACACAATATCAAACAGGCCAATTTAGCAATCAATTCAGAGACCCCGGACAGTATCAACCCGGTCAGTTCTCAATGTCGGAAGCGCAAGCCCCTAGCCTGCAAAACTTCCAAATGCAGGGGCCACGGGATGTGCAGGCGCAATCTTATGATGCTCCGTCAATGCAGGGAGCACAGACTGGCTACAACCCCAATTTGCAAAACTTTCAGATGGGGCCAGCAGAACGAGTTCGCACACGAAGCTTTGCTCAACCCGGCGCAGCCGAAGCGTATATGTCTCCATATATGCAGAACGTGGTGGACATTCAAAAGCGTGAAGCACAGCGCCAATCAGGTATTCAGGGTACACAACAACAGGCTCAGGCTGTAGGTGCTGGTGCTTTTGGTGGTAGTCGTGATGCAATCATGCGTGCAGAGCGTGAGCGCAATCTTAGTCAGCAGATGGGTGACATCCAAGCCACTGGACAACAGGCGGCTTTTGGACAAGC